CGCCGCCGCCTCGCGCCCCGCCGCCCCGCCGGAGAGCCGGGCGATCACCCTGAGCCCGCGTTTGTCCTCCTTGAGATATTCGATCCGCCCGACCGGCCTCGCCGAATCGTGCTGCCACAGCAGGGGCACCGCCCTTGGGCTCCGCCTGAGGCTGCGCTCGAACGCCCCGGCCCGAACCACGTCGCCGCCCCGGTCGGGCCGGTCGAAGATCGCCGCATAGCCCGCGAACCTCATCGGAACACCTCCCACAGCCCGAGCCTGACGCTCATCCCCAGCACCAGCAGCGCCAGCAGGATCCTCACCGCCCAGCTCACCACCGCCTGCCGCGCCGATTTCTTGGCGTCGCGCCACGCCTGGAGCAGCTCGCGCAGCTCGTCCATGTCGCGCCGCGCCTTCTGGTCCCTGAGGCCGAGCGCCTCGAGCGCTCGCTCCGCGCCGCTCTCGCACGCTTCCTCGACCAGCGCCCGCAAGGTGACGAGCCCGGCCCCCTGCGCCTCCGCCTGGGCGATCAGCAAGGCGAGCATCGGATTGCCCGGTTCGGTCATGACGCATCCTTTCGCAGCTTTGGAAAATCCGACTGGCACGCGACCCGCTTTCGCCCTAGTTTCGCCGCGACGACGGAGTGAGACGAATGCCTGAATACAAAGTCGACCTGACCGACGAGCAGGTGAAGGCGCTGCAGGATCTGGCGCGGCGCCGCGGGCTCAAGATGAACGAGGTACTCCAGCAGGCGATCTCGACGGAGAAGCTGATCGCCGACAATGTCGAGGACGGCGACGACCTTCTCATCAAGAAGGGCGACAGGTTCAAGAAGGTGGTGTTCGACAAGAAATAGGGGGCGGCATGGCGGACGACGGCGTACCGAGCCTGGACGAAGCGGGTCCCACCGGGACAGAGGGCGAAGCCGGCCCGGGCGACGGCACCGGGGGCCCCTCCGGCAACCGCGGGGGCACGGGCAGCGGCGGCAGCCCCGCCGCAGTCGAGGATTACAGCCTCGATTCGACCCGCAAGCGGATCGCCTTCTTCCTCCTTTACATCATGGCCGCCATCGTCGCGCTCGTCGCGCTGGTCTCGTTGATCTACAGCGGCGACTGCTGGCTGCACGGCACCAAATGCACCCAGGCGGAAGGCGCCCTCACTCTGCTGAACAGCGGCATCGCGCCGATGTTCACGGCGATGGTCGGCCTCGTCGGCTCGGTCGTCGGCTTCTATTTCGGCTCCAAGTCCGGCACCTGAGGGGGGCGTTACCGCTCCAGCAGCGCGTAGACCGGCCTGTTGTCGGCATAGACCTGCCACAGCGCCACCCGGCGCCCGTGGCTCACCGCCCGCCAGGCCGCCGGTATCTCCCAGCTCCCGCCCTCGACGGCGCGGCCGTCGCGGTGGAGGGTGCCGCGGGCGCGGCCGTGAAGCATCGCTTCCATCTCGTCGACCACGAGGCCGTCCACCTCGATCCGATAGTCGGGGAACAACCGGAAATAGCCGCGCCAGCCTTCGGTCAGGGCGTTGCGCCCCTCGATCCGCCGCCCGAGCGAATCGACGAACACGCCGTCGAGGCTCATCGCACTGGCGACCCTTTCGGCGTGACCGCCGTTGATCGCCTCGACCAGCGCCTCGACCACCGCCCGAGTCTCCATCGCCCCCTCCCGAGTGACTGTCACTAGTGACAGTCACTAGTGACAGTCACTCAACGCCCATTTTGACGGGCCCCTGGAAGCCGAGCATCTCCCTTTTCTCCTCGCGCGTCAAAAAGTCGGCGGCGGTGACCTGCGCCCACAGCCGCTCGCGATCCTCGGCGAGCGCGGTCACCTGGTCGACGTCGAGGCTGAGCTTCAGCCCCGGCCACCAGGCGGCGAGCGCCGCGGCGATCCCGCCGAGCAGCCGGTCGGCGAGCGGAAGCACGGTCAGCCGCCACAGGGCCCGGTTGGCCTCGCGGTAATTGGCGTAGGTCGAATCGCCCGGCAGGCCGAGCAGCATCGGCGGCACTCCGAACGCCAGAGCGATATCGCGCGCCGCCGCCGCCTTCAGCTCGACGAAGTCCATGTCGGCCGGAGTGAGGCTCATCGCCTGCCATTTCAGCCCGCCCTCGAGCAGCAGCGGCCGCCCGGCATTGCCGGGCCCGGCGAAAAGCCGCTCGAGCTCGCCTTGCAGCCGGTCATATTGCTCGGCGGCGAGCGCCCCGTCGCCGCCGTCCAGGCTGAGCGCGCCCGACGGCCGCGCCGCATTGTCGAGTAGGGCCTTGTTCCAGCGCGTCGCCGCATTGTGGATCGCCACCGCGCCCGCCGCGGCGCCGAGGCAGCCGAGCCCGTAATGGTCGTCCAGCGGGTGCATCGCCTTGATATGGACGACCGACGGCCGGCCGAGCCCGTCGCGTGCCGGCAGCCGCGCCTTGACCTCGCCCGCCCGGTAGACATAGGCGGCGGGCCAGCCGCCCTGATCGGCCTCGATCGTCACCCGCTCGGGCCGAAGCGCGAACAGCTCCGCCGGCATCCCGTCGGCGTCGGCGATGATCTGAACGAAGACGTTGCCGTGGAGCAGCAATTGCGCCGCCGCCGAGTCGAGCAAGGGCGGAGTCGCCAGCGCCGTCGCCTTGGCGGCGCCGGCCGCTCCGCCCAGCGCATAGACCGGCGCCCAGGCGACGCTCTCCGCCACCAGCCGCACCGCCCGCTGCGCCACCGGATTGCCGAGATAGGCGTCGCGCACCTGCGCCTCATAGCTCCTCGGCCATTCCCCCGCCGTCACCGCACCCCCATAGCCGCGATGCAGCGAAGGCCGCGCGGCCGGCCGCGCGGCCTTGTTGCCGAACCAGAATTTCATGTCCTTCCCTCCGCTGGAAAAGCCGTCCCACGCCGCCCGCCCGCCGCCGCACCGAGACCGGCACCCCTTGAAAAATCAAAGACTTGGACGTTGGTGCCAGGCACCAATGTCCGCAGCCACCCCTTGGAAAATCAAAGACTTGGACATTGGTGCCAGGCACCGATATTCGCACGCACCGACGCGTCCCGCCCGGAAATTCCTGCGTCGCCGGTGCGGCTCGGCGATGAGCCGCCCTTCGCCCTCACTGGGGCGAGATGAAGCCAGCCGTGTCCGCGGGCGCCTCGGCGTGGTCGCCGTTGAACTGCTTGGTCATCATCATCAGCCGGTCCTGCAGCGCCATCTCCTCCCATTGCTGGGCCGTATGGCATTCGCGCTTGCGGGCGACCCGCGAGCCGATCACGGGCTGGCTCTTGCAGATTTGGCGATTCGGGTCCTCGCCCGATCGGCCCTTAAGCGGCGCCGCGACGCCCGGCCCCGAAGCCGCGAGCAAGGCCGCCGCCGCCGTCATTGCGATCCCGCGCATAATCCCTCTCCCTCGCTGGTTGTCACTGGCCGCCGCATTCGTTGCAGCCGGACGCTCCATTGAACTGCTGGCGCCGAAGTCCCCATTGCTCCTGCTGCTTCATTTCCAGCCATTGCTGGGCGCTATGGCATTCGCGAATTCGCTGCAGCCGCGAGCCGACCACCGGCTTCGACTTGCAGATTTCGCGATTGGGATCGTAGGGCTTCTTGGCCTGGTCCGCCGCCGCGCCCGGCGCCGCGATCAGCAGGGCCAGTCCGGCGGCGGCAATCGCCGGGCGACTGCTCACCAGGGCGAATCCTTGGTGCCGTCGCAGCCGCGGCAACCGGGAGCGCCGTTGAACTGCTTGCGCATCAGCCCGACCTGCTCCTGCAGCTTCTGCTCCTCCCATTGCTCGGCGGTATGGCATTCGCGAACGCTCTTCAGCCGCGAGCCGACGACTCCGTGGGTCTTGCAGATCTGGCGGTTGGGATCCTCGCTTTTGCGCGGCGCCGCCGTCCCCGGCGCCGCCGTCGCCAGCACCAGCGCGACGCCCGCCGCGATCCGCACCAAGCCCATGATCCGCCTCCCGATTACGGCCCGAAGCTACCCCGATCGGCACCGCGAGGCAAGGCGGCGGCACGCCCCGAGGGGACAGTTACCGTGACTGTCCCCTCACAGCTGCCGGATCCGCGGCTCGGCCCGCCTTTTGCCGAGCATCAGCTCGGTCATCGCCCAGACCATCGCGTCGGCGCGGTCGGGCGAGCGGCCCGGCCCTTCATAGTCGCCGCCGGCGATCAGCCCGGCGAGCTCGTCCTCGAGCGCCGCAAAGCCGCCGGCGAATTTCGCCCGGCCGCCCTCGAACAGGGCCGCGACCGGCTCGGCCCGAGCCGACTTGCCGAGGCCGGCATGGGCCATCTTCACCGGCAGGACGATGTCCGCCCCGCGAAGCACGCTCTCGACCATTGCCCCGCCCTGATTGCCTTCGGCGACCACCCGGTCCGCGCCCCAGGCCTCGGCCGCCGCCGCCACGGCCCGCGCCCAGCCGTCCGGGCTGGCGCCGGCGACGCTGGCGTCGGCGGCCACATAGCCGATCCCGTCGGCGCCCAGCACGCACACCACGATCCCGCACGTGCCGTTGCTCGACGTCGGCGGATCGACCCCGACGACGACCCGCCTGAACTCGGGCGGAAGGCCCGCCCGGCATCTCTCGACCAGCTCCCGCGGCCACAGGCTGCCCTCGACGTCGTCGATCAGCTCCCCGTCAAGCTCCTGCCGGCCGAACCGGGTGCCGCCATAGTCGCGGTTCGACTCCGCGATGTAGACGGCGGGAAGGTTCATCGCATTGTCGCTCATCCGTCCGCGCGTGATCTCAATCCCGTCCTGCGCGAGCAGCGTGCGCACCAGGCTCACCGGCCGCGGAGTCGTCGTCGCCATCACCCGCGGCAGGGCGCCGCGCCGAAGGCCGAGCATCAGATTGTGCCAGGCTGCCGGCCCATAGGGCCATTTGGCGATCTCGTCGCACCAGGCATGATGATGCTGCGGCCCGCGCAGGCTCTCCGGCTCCTCCGCGCTATAGACATAGGCGCGGGCGCCGCCCGGCCACTTGAGCAAACCGTTCGAAGGCTCCCAGACGGGGCCCTCGCCCGGCGGGTGAACCGCCAGGATGCCGTTGTCGCCTTCGACCATCCATTGCCGGGCCTGGTCCCGGGTCGCGCCGACGATGGCGATCCGCGCCATCGGATCGGCCTCGGCCATCCGCCGCACCCATTCCGCCCCCATCCGGGTCTTGCCGTAGCCGCGGGCGGCCATCACCAGCCAGGTCCGCCACGGCAGATCGGGCTCGCGCTGGTCCGGGCGCTCCCACACCGCCCAGACATATTGGACATACTCCCGCTCGGCGTCGCTCAGCTGCGCCAGCACTCGCGCGCGCCGCTCCGGCTTCAGTCTGGCGATCCGCTCCGCCAGCGAGCGCGCCTCAGACCCCGCCATGGCCGGCCTCCCGAGCCTCCTTTTCCTCCTCCGCCTCCATCTCCGCGACGCGCGCGGCGAGCTCGTCGAACAGGGCCTTCGCGTCGCGCCTCGGCGCGGCGTCCCTCGCGCGCATCTGCTCGACGCTCTTGCGGTGCAGATGGAGGAGGCGCAGCGCCAGGCCGTCGTTGAACACGCGCGTCGTCGCCGTCCTGCGCCCCTGGTAGAAGACCGCCTTCGGGGTGCCGAACCGGGCCCGCCGCACCAGCTCCAGGTCGAGATGGTCGTAGCCCTCGCCAAGCGCCTCCATCCACGCGGCGCGGAAGGCTTGGTCGCGCCGCCGCAGGTCGTAGAAGACCCGCGCCGACCGGCCGACCGTCCGCGCCGAATGGGACACGTTGCACGTCGTTCCGAGCGTCGCGAGGAAGAGGCCGATCTCGGTCCGGGTCAGCGCCCGCTTGTGCTTGCGCCGGATTTGGGGCCGTCCGCCGGCGCGATTGCCCCGCCCCCGCTTGAGCTCGGTGCCGTCGGCGACCGGCCTCGCCGACGCGGGCGCGAACCGCCCGTTTTTGCCCCGCCGGACATGCCTGTTCCCGCTCATCTTTCCCCTCCTTGAAACGAAAGCGGCCGCCCCGCTCGCAGACGGGACGGCCGCACGGCGCGCCGGCGATGGAAAATGCGGGCCCGGCGCTGCCGGCGCCCCGCGCGGCGCGCAAAGAAAAAGCCGCCGCGGAAAGGTCCCGCGCCGGCTCGTCGATCTTCTCCAGCTACAATTCCGCAGCGTGACTAGAATCTACCCTGGCAGCGTGACGCTGTCAAGAGGAATTTACCGCTCCGGTCAAATCCTACATTCGTAACGTGCCAGCTTTCACAAAACTGCGCTTTTCGGCGCGCATTTGTAGGGTTTCAAAATCCGATTTTTTGCAGCCATTTATGCAAAAACTTTATTTTAGAAGGCCCGATTTCGGCCCGATTCGCGCCCTCCAAATCCTACATCGCGAATCGGGCGAGTCGCGGGCGGGACAAAGGTGACTGTCACTAGTGACTGTCACTAGTGACAGTCACTAGTGACCACGAATCGGCGAGTCGCGGCTTGCTGCCGCCCTCATCGTTGCAGCCCGCCGGCGCCTTTGGTCCTTTGGTGCTTTGGGTGAAACCGGCGCCGCCCTCAGGCCACCCGCATCAGCTGGCTCGGGAACGGCTGCGCCAGCGCACACGCATCGGCCG